CACTGCCATATCAGCCACAGGCACATACCACCTAGCTTACTATTGCAGCGCAGCCAGCGGTAACAACACTATCCTAGTCAGCGGTTCAGCCATCTTAACGTAGGATTTTAGTATGTCTTTAATCAAATCAGTTGGTGCTGGAGAACAGTCAACAGGCTTTTACAAGCTACTGCTTAACCAGTCGTTGAAGTTCAATGATGGCGACAATCAGTATTTAACCAGAACACCAAGCACAAGTAATCAAAGGACTTGGACTTGGAGTGGTTGGATAAAAAGAGGCAATCTTGGAAGTGGTCAAGGAATATTTGGAACTGATACATCAAGCACTGCTAACTTTTTTCTTGTTCAATGGACTAGCAGTGACACTATTTTTATACAGAGTCTTGTATCGTCTTCAGAAACCATAAGACTTGGAACAACTAGATTATTTCGGGACTCAAGTGCTTGGTATCATATAGTTATTGCCGTAGATACGACTCAGGGAACAGCATCAAATAGATTAAAATTATACATTAATGGCGTTCAGGAAACAGATTTTTCCAGCGGCAATGCAACATACCCAAATAGTCAAAATCTTGATACGTTAATTAATAATTCTTCTTATCCCTTGTTGTTAGGTGCTTATGATGTTTCTGGAACTCCTGACACTCTTGACGGCTACTTAGCTGAGATTAATTTCATTGACGGAACAGCCTTGACTGCCGACAGCTTCGGCGAAACTAAAGACGGCATCTGGATACCAAAAGATACCAGCGGCCTGACATTTGGAACCAATGGTTTTCACCTGACATTTAAGGATGATGTGGTTTCTGAGGGGTTCAATACTGTTACCTACTCTGGTAGGGGGGCAGTACAAAGCGTAAGCGGATTAGGTTTCAGCCCAGCAATGGTTTGGACTAAAGAGCGTGATGGAACTTCATACCACGAGATTCACGATGTTGTTCGTGGTGCTAATAAACAAATTTTTCCAAATGCAACAGATGCAGAAGAATCAACAACTAAGTTAACTTCTTTTGACGGAGATGGTTTTAGTTTAGCAGCGCACAATTCAATTAACGAAAGCGGTAAAACCTATGTTGGTTGGTGCTGGGAAGCTGGCGGCACACCAACAGCCGATAACAGTGCTGGTGCAGGGGCAACCCCGACATCAAATTCAGTCAAGATAGATGGCAGCAATCTTGGTTCTGCGTTGGGTGGGTCAATAGCTGCAACTAGGTTGTCAGCAAATACAACCAGAGGTTTTTCGATTGGAACTTTTACAAAAGGCTCTGGCACTGAAACAGTGGCGCACGGGCTTGGGGCAGCCCCCGATTGGTTGATAGTAAAACGTACAAATGGAACAGGAAGCTGGGCTGTTTATCATTCTGCCAATACTGCAAATCCAGAAACAGATTATTTACGCCTAAATAGTAAAGATGACACCGCTGACGATGCGACTTTCTGGGGCGATACTGCGCCAACCTCAACAGTGTTTAGCATTGGGTCGGCATTTAACTCAGGTGAAGAATTAGTTTTTTACGCTTGGACGGAGATTTCTTCTTACAGTAAGTTTGGCTCTTATGAGGGTAATGCAAACACAACTGGTCCTAGTGTCACATTAGGATTTGAACCTGCACTTGTGATAATCAAAGGAATTGATGCCGATTCAAGAGGCTGGTATCTCAAAGATAATACAAGAAATCCAGCTAATCCTAGAGCTTTATTTTTGGATGCGTCAGACAATGATGCTGAAGCTGGCTCACAGAATATGACCTTTAGTTCTACTGGATTTCAAATTACTAATGGGGATGCTGGCCTAAACGCCAACGGTGAAACATATATTTACATGGCCTTTGCCGACACAAGAGAAGCAGCTTTCTTCAAAGATGTAACCACCAACGGCAATCACTTCACACCTGTGAACCTAGATTATCGGGATAGTGTGCCGGATACGCCTACGAATAATTTTTGTACATTGAACTCAGCCCTTTCAGATTCACATTTTAATACAGACCAGTTATCCGAAGGCAATTTATTTTATAATGAAGGTGAGGGAAATGATGGAGATGGTCATCCAACGGCAACATTTTCGGTCACAAGTGGAAAATGGTATTGGGAAGCTCAAGTTCCATCTCAGCAAAACAGTAGGGCAATCGGATTTACTAGAACCGACAACATCGGCAAAGGAAATGTAGAGCTTCACGGCAATGGGCTTTCTGCCGCAAATTCTGTTGTTGGTATTGACCTAACAGACGACACCATTGACCAAGTAGACAAGGCCGGTACGCACACGCAACACGCAAGCGGTCTGACTGGAGTGGCTAACAACGACATCTTTGGTTTCTCTGTTGACTTGGATGGCGGTACGTTTCAGATGTATCGCAATGGTTCAACTTATGGCAGTTCGTACAACCTAGATGATTTAGCTGATTGGCAAACCCACGGCATGACCCCTACCGCAACCGGTGACACTTATATGGCGTATCGGTTCAATTTCGGTCAAGACAGCAGCTTTGCTGGCCGTGTTGCCACAGCTAACGCCAACGCAGATGGCAACGGTCACGGCAGCTTTGCCTACGCACCGCCAAGCGGATACCTTGCCTTGTGTTCGCAAAATTTGCCAGACGTAGACATCATTGATGGCACGGATAATTTCAATACGTTGCTTTATACTGGTGATGGAAATAGTACAAAGTCTATCAGTGGTGTTGGATTTTCTCCCGATTGGGTATGGGTGAAGAACAGAGCAAGTACTTATGACCATGCTTTGAGTGATTCAGTGCGAGGGGCTAGTGCAGCGTATCTGTCTAGCAATAACACCGCGAGTGAAAGCACTTACGGAAAAATTTATGGAGATCTTACATCTTTTGACAGCGATGGTTTTTCAGTTGCGGAGGGGTCAGATTCAACATATCCAGATGCTGCATTTAATCAAAGCAGTCAAGCTTATGTAGCTTGGAACTGGCTGGCTGGTACAGCGTTCAGCAACGATGCAAGTGCGACAAGCGTTGGCACGATTGATAGTTCTGGTCAGGTCAATACAAAGGCTGGGTTTAGTATTGCAATTTGGTCAGGCAACGCAACGGCTGGCGCTACAATAGCTCACGGCTTAAGTAAAGCCCCTGAAATGTTATGGATAAAAGACAGAGATAACGATGGATATAACTGGATTATTTATCATAAGGATGTAGGCAACGACAGATATTTATTGTTAAATTCAACAAATGCACAATCTAGCGCAGGTCAGGCTTTTTTAAATTCAACAACACCCAGCAACACTGTTGTGACGTTGGGTGGAAATGGTTGGGGATTAAACCAAAACGCAGAAAGTCACGTTGGATATTTTTTCCACTCAGTCGAAGGCTACTCAAAGGTCGGCAGCTACACTGGAAACGGAAATGCAGATGGCAACTTTATTTTCACAGGGTTCAGGCCAGCTTGGATTCTTATAAAAAATGCAACTGATAATGGTGAGGATTGGGAAATTCACGATGCTACTCGTGACCCGTTTAATGTAACCACAAAACGGCTTAAAGCAAATACCAGTGGTGCAGAAGTGACCAGTACGTTTTTAGATTTTGTGAGTAATGGGGTGAAGATAAGGAACTATTCGGGCGGTTTCAATAAATCGGGAAAGACCTTCATCTACCTCGCCTTTGCCGAACAGCCCTTCAAATTTGCTAATGCACGATAGGAGAATCTAACATGCCGTGGAAATATTCAGGCAGAATAATCAGAGTTGGCAAGGCGTGGGTCGATAATAACGGCACACAATATCCTGCCGTGTGGAATAACTACAGCGCAGATGAAAAAGCTGCCATTGGCCTCACTTGGGAAGATGAGGTTGCTGCACACGACAACCGTTTTTACTGGGGTCGTAACGCTGATGGTGAACTAATCCCTCGCTCACTGACAGATATCAACGAAGTTGATGAAGATGGTAATCCTGTCAATGACGCTGATGGCAACCAGCTTGTAACGCTTGGCCTCAAGTCCAATGCCATAGCACTTGCCAAGACCCAAGCGGCTGGATTGCTTGCCCCATACGATTGGCAAGTCATCAAAGCAACAGAGGTTGAGTCTTACTCTGTGCCGTCAACCGTTACAACTTACAGGGCTGCTGTTCGCACCGCCAGCAATAGCATTGGCACAGCTATTACCAATGCCAGTGACCTTGCTGCGTTTATGGCGTTGTATGATGTGCCTGTAGACAGCGATGGCAAGCCAACTGGCAATGCCCCGATTAACGACTGGCCTGACGCAATCTAATGGCAAAGCCAACTGTTTTATCTGTAAAATCTCAGGTTGATACACATGAGGCGGTGTGCGCTGAACGGTTTAAAGAGACTATTCTCCGTATTAAACGCATTGAACACATTATGATCGGCACTGCGGGGGCTACGATCTTGTTGCTTTTGAGCGTTGTAATGCGAGGCTGACATGGTAGTTGCTGAAGTGCTAACTGGTATTGCGTTAGTCCAGCAATCCGTAAAATTTATTAAAGATAATATTAGCACTGCTCAAGACATAGGACAGATAGCTAGCCAGATAGATGATCTGTTTGCTGGTGAGAAACAGGTGCAGCAAGCTAGGGCCAAGAAGTCTGGCACTGGTTTAGGCGATCAGTTTGGTGTCGACACTGTAGCTAAAGAAATGATTGATGCTAGGCTGGCTGCCGAGAAGCTACAAGAAGTAGCAACTATGGTTGATATGCGGTTCGGTCATGGCACTTGGGCTGGCATTATAGCTGAGAGAGCCAAGCGCATCCAAGAGGCCAAGGAAGCAGAGGCTATAGTCAGACGCAAGAAAATACAAAAGGATAGAGAGTTTGAAGAGATGATGAAACAAGCTGTTCTTGTTGGAACTATTATTGTTATAGCAGTAGGCTTGTTTGTTTTTCTGATGGTCAGTGTAGCAAAGGCGATTGTTATATGATTAGTGTTGAGCAGTTTCTTAAATGGAAAGTCTTGCCTAGATGTATGATGCTTGCGTCCACGGTTATGTCATGGCGTTGCGCTGAATGGTTTATGGAATTAGATGCGCCAACTGCTAGTCAGTCAGCATTTGTATCTGTAGTTATGGGCGTGATGACAGGTGTGTTTGGCATCTGGATGGGGCATGAGCATAAGGGGGAAACCAAATGAAAAATGCAGCTACAAGATTGAATGAGGCTAGTGAAATTACAATTCCTTTACGCAATCTTATTAGCATGATTGCTTTTACTGGCGTATCAGTTTGGGTTTATTTTGGATTGGTAGAGCGTATTGCTTTCCTTGAATACAATCTTGAGTTGACCATGCACGAGGTAGAAGAGAACGACAATTGGATAGACGATTTTGAGCCGCCTAAATCTGTACAAGATACAGTTAAAAAGATGCAAAAATTAGAGATTGAAATAGCTAGAATAAAACTAATGCTTGAGGCTAAGTAATGTGGCAAGCCTTGGTGACAGCTTGCTTTATAGCAAACATGGATCAATGTGTGGTCTTGGAAGGACAGCAGTGGTTTAGTACTGAGGCTAGATGTAAGTCCAGAGCGTTAGAGATGGCTGGTGATATTAATCGTTATATGAAATCACATAAGCCAGTCAGATATGAGTGTCGGAAACTAGCGGGTGGGATGTTAACAAGATGATGTGGGGTATGCACAATCACACAACTAAGGCACAGGCTTTAGCAAATAGGAGAAGGCAAAATGTTGCAAGCGTTGATAGGGCCAGTGACAGGATTACTGGACAAGTTCATAGAAGACAAGGATCAGAAGAACAAATTAGCCCACGATCTAGCGACAATGGCAGACAACCACGCACAGGAACTAGCGAAAGGCCAGTTGGCGATAAATGCTGAAGAGGCCAAATCAAAAAACCTGTTTGTGTCGGGCTGGCGGCCTAGCGTTGGCTGGTGCTGTAGCCTAGCTTTGTTTGCTCACTTTTTAGTGTTCCCAACTATGGATGTAGTGACAGCCTACATGGGAATAGAAGCTGTACCTTATCCTGCTTTTGACATGGATAGCCTTATGACTGTATTATTAGGTTTATTGGGATTAGGCGGGATGCGTAGTTTTGAAAAAGCAAAAGGATTAACAAAATGAAAAAAGGTTTATATGCCAACATCCATGCCAAGAAAAAGCGCATTGCTGCTGGCTCTGGTGAGAAAATGCGTAAGCCTGGAAGCAAGGGTGCGCCTACAGCAAAAAACTTTAAGCAATCTGCAAAGACTGCTAAGAAGCGGAAGAAGTAATGAACAAGGATCGTTTGCGTGAGGAAATTGCAGAAGATGAAGGATGCAAATACGAGGTGTATTTGGATCATTTAGCACTGCCAACTTGCGGCGTGGGTCACTTGATTACTGAAAACGATGAAGAACATGGTCAGCCTGTCGGTACAGTTGTTGAGCAAGAGCGAGTGCGTCAGTTATTTGCTCTGGACATTGCCGTTACTGTTGATGAGTGCAAGGTTCTTTATCCAGACTTTGATGAGCTTCCAGAAGAGTGCCAGCATATCATTGCCAACATGATGTTTAACATGGGTAGACCTCGCCTTAGTGCTTTTAAGGGCATGAAATCTGGGGTTGATGCAAAGGATTGGGATAAAGCCGCTGACGAAATGGTAGATAGCCGTTGGTACACACAAGTTCCTAATCGCGCTAGAAGGCTCGTAGACAGGATGAGGGCGTTGAGTGATGGCTAAGACCCCTGCGTGGCAAAGGAAGGCTGGCAAGAGCAAATCTGGCGGTTTAAACGCTAAAGGAAGAGCGTCAGCTAAACGTCAGGGCATGAACCTCAAGCCACCTGTGTCTGCAAAGCAAGCTAAGAAGTCACCGAAAGCTGCCGCTAGGCGTAAAAGTTTTTGTGCTAGAATGAAGGGCATGAAGAAGAAGTTGACCAGTAAGAAAACAGCGCGTAACCCTAATAGTCGTATCAACAAAGCATTAAGGAAGTGGAACTGTTAAATGCCGATGGGAAAAGGAACTTATGGATCAAAGGTAGGCCGTCCAGCAAAGAAGAAAGCAGCTAAAGGTAAGGGCTTGACTGCAAAACAAAAAGCATTGCCAGCAGCATTGCAAAAAAGGATTATGAAATCTAAGCGTTAAAACTTTAATACTTTTTGTGTTGGCTGCTGCGTCCATTTCACAGGGCATTGCACTGAATCAATTTTAGAGGCCATTTTTTCTGGGCATTGTTTTCTGTCTTTAAAGTTTCTAGCAACATTAACGCTATCGGCTGATGCAAAAGGCCATCGTTTGCCAGCTTGCGCTAAACCTCTCAACATATGTATTTGTGGAATATAATTATTTTTAACTATTGTGTTAAAAGCATGGTCAACCCTAGAACACCAAAAGTCTGATCCTACATCCCAATATTTACCAGAACTGCCAAAACATACTCTTGGATACCTGTCGCAAAGAAATTGTAAATATTCAAGGCGCATCCCCATATGCCAAACTGGTGCGCCTAAACACAAATGAAAAGGCCATGTAACTAACAATTCTTTTTGTTGTTGCTCTGTTCCATCTATGACATCAGGTATCACAGCCCAATGAGGATGGCCTAGTTTGTCTTCAAGCCATCTATAGTATTTATTTATATCAAATTGTTTCCCCTTGGTAAAAGCAGAGAACGCCCCATTGTCCCACATTATGCTCTGACCTATTTGAAGGCAGACATTCGCATCTGATGGATGAGCAAAACTTACACAAAAATGCTTACCAGCCATTTTGTATAGCTGATCTCGTGGTGTAAGAGGCGTTCCGTGATAGTGGATCATTTTATTTTATACCAAACAATTAAAGCACCAAGCATTTTGCTTGCCACCATAACAAAGAATCCATACCAACTAAAAAACCCAAGCATTAGCATAAATACCGCGCTATCAACTGGTGTACTGATTGAAGAAGAAAGCAAAATTCTTTGCTTCAATGGCTTTTTGTATAAGGTATAAACAGCCCAATCAGTAATCTCACTAATTGCAAAGGCCACTGCACTAGCTGTTGCAACAAATGGATCAGCCAACAGATAACTCAAAGCAACCCCGAAACCTATTGCTAATAAAACCCTATGCCCTAAATCACGTTGCGCTAAATCACGCAGCACAAACACAAACCCCACTAGCAAAGACATCGGTGCGAATTTCTCACCAAACGGCAGTGAAACCATTGGAATATAAGAGAAGCCAATGTTTGCAATAACTATAGCAAGAATATAAAGACCTACGTTTTTCATAATTATTTTATCCTCCATATATAAAAACCATAGCCAGCTAGGTCTGGCCTTCTGATCTTTTGTGATCTGTATTTCATATTTAATGAATACAATGTACGCCTAATCCCTTCATACTCAGCACTATCTTTGCAAAAAATCCTATCCCCTATTTCCAAAGATTGCAGAACTTCTTTCCTAGTAAGTTTCTTGGGCGGCATCCCTTTCTCTATTACTATTTCTGAACACCTTGTCAAAACAACTCTCCTTTGAACTGTAGCATAGTAACTGCCCAGCCCCATTGATAACCCAGTGACCGCCATGTAACGCCATTTCTCTCTGGCAATAATCGCAATTCACTTTACGGTTATCAACGTGCTTGACTATTTTCTTAGAACGGTACGTCACTATCGTCTAATTCTTTAGGGTGATACTGGCCTTGGATTGTATTAGCCACTTGCTTGAACCCGCCTTGCGATACGTTATCGGCTGGGTTGTCACCGCCTTCATACTCGACAACCCTGCTAATGCTAACTCCTATTGAGCCATCGTCATTGGT